AGTTTATTTATATAATGATAATAATGAAATAATATTTAATAAAATAACATTACTACCAATTTTAAAAAATATAGAATTAACAAATGATAATGGTATATTAAAATATAATCCAACAAAGGAAGAAGATGATATTATTATGAATCAATTATTTCCAAATTATAATGGCGAAACTATTGAACAAATAAATATTAAAGAATGTATAATGTTATCGGTAGATAATCCTAAATATAATGAAATAAGAAATGAAACAATAAATATATTAAATGAATTTAATATACCAAAAGGTACTGTATATATGGGATATAATAGTGAAAATGTTAAAGACTCTCCTTTTTATAAATATATGGAAAGAGATGGATTTTGGGCCCGAAATGAATTAGTTTGTGGTATGTTAGAAATTTTTGAAAAATTTGTAGAAGAAAGTAATGGAAATGAGTGGTTATTATATTTTCAAGATGATGTTAGACCCGTAAATATTACTAAAAATGAAAATTTAAATTTTTTATATAATATACAAAGATGCCGAATTAATTAGAACATGTATAGGTGATAATACTAATTGTGAAATAAAAAAATTAAGATATAAGAATTCTTATTCAGGTGGCTCAAATCATGCTTTTTATATTTCAACTTCTGGTTGTATAAAAGTATTAAATTATACAAAAAAATATAAATATACATATATTGATGATGTAGATATTTATAGATTATCTAAATTTTATATAAATAGTGGATTTGGATTAGATAATTGGCACGCAGTGGCAGATAATAATGAAATAGAGAAAAAAATATATATTGAATTTATTAATAAATTAGACAATTTAAAAGAAGAAGAAAAAATTGCGATATATCATATGGATAATATAATATTTAATCAAACTTCATTACCATCAGAACACTTTAATGGACAATATAGACTTAAATAAATAAATTTAAATAAATTTAAATAAATATATATAAATAAATATTTATATAAATATATAATATATTTATTATTAATATGATATACTATAATATATATAATATATTAAATAAATTATTTACAAATGATATAATTGATATAATAGCAAAACATATATATAAAAGAGAGGATAAAACTTTATTAAATGATATAGAAAATTTTATTTTAATTAAAAATCAAATTAGAGATATTAATTATTATTCGAGTTATCATATAAATATAATTTCACCAATTTTACAAGAAAATGATAATTATTTAATAGAATATTTAGATAATTTTTATAATGAATTAAATACATATAATAAAACAGAATGGATACCTAGAAAAAGTTTTTATGATATATGGTCTAGAAAATATGGTTTAAATAATAATAAACAAATACAAAAATATACAAATAAATTAAATGAACAAAATATAGATAGACAAATAAATATTTATTTAGGATTATTATTACCAGAAGAAAGAAATTTATTTATAAAAAAAATTAGTAAAATATATTATTTTAATATCAATAAATATTTATAAATATTTATAAATATATATAAATATATTATTTATAATATAAATATATTATGATACCTAAAATAATTCATCAAACATGGAAAACAAAAGAACTGCCCAATATATTTGATAATATTTATAAACATAATATAGATATAAATAAAAATTTTGAATATTATTTATGGACAGATGATAATACTGGTGAAAATATTGATGAATTTATTAAAAACAATTATCCAAAAATATATATAATATATTCAAAAATTAATTTAGGAGTTCAAAAAAGTGATTTAGCAAGATTAGCAATATTACATTATTATGGTGGTATATATATAGATTTAGATATATTATTATTAAAATCATTAAATGATTTATTAGATTATAATTTAGATAAATTATATTTCGCATTTGAACCATGTGAACAAACTAAGTATTTATGGAAAAAAAACAATTATGTATGTAACGCATTTTTTGCATGTGCTCCGGGTGATAAATTAATAGAAATTATGCTAAATAGTGCTATTAATATATATGATAAATTTGGAGATATTATATATAATAAATTTAATATATTTGGTGCAGATATTTTTAAATTTATTATAGCAACAACTGAATATAATAATTTATATAAAATAATTGATACAAATAAAATTTATCCAATAAATGATATTAAATTAGATATGCTTGAATGTTCTTTAACTGATGTTAATAAATTAAAAATAGGAAAATATGATAAAAGTTATATGGTTCATTATTGGATACATTCAAATTTTGAAGGTAAGCAGTTATTATATAATTATAAATGTGATGAAAAATATGATATACATAGAAATATATATATATTTTTTAAAAAATTATATCCAAATAATAAATATATATTAATTGATAATAATTATATTGAAGAATATAAATAAAATATATATATATTAAATAAATATGGATAAAAATATATTATACAAGGCATCGTATTTTTATTGTTATTGGGTAGCGGCATTATTATTTATAAATATATTAAATGGTAAAACATTACCATTTTATACTATAAATGTTATATTAAGTGTAACAATTATAAATATTATTTATAATTATAATAAATGCAAATTTCTAAATTTAAATACTTTTAATAATTTAATTTCAATAATAATAAAAATAATAATACTAATAATAATATATTTCTTTTTTAATAGCAAAAAATATATTAATTTTAATAAAGAATTAATAATTTTTATAATATCATTTACAATATTTAATATTTATTACTATATTAATAAAAAAAAAAATTATTTATCTAGTTTTAAAGAAAACTGTTTATTTTCAGATATTCAGGATGGACCAATTAGTAATTATATAGGAAAAAAATTATGGAAAAAAAAGATATAAATATTAAATTTTATTAATTAATAAAGAGGGGTTTATAATATGAATTTATTTTTATACGATAAACTAAATAATGAAAATGGTTATATATTAGGATTAATATTATTAAATATTGATAATGATAATTATTCTGATGATAATATAATTTGTAATTTTAAAAAAGATAGCATAAATGATAATATAAAAGATATATTAAAATTTATAGGCAATATAACATATAATATTAATAATATTCAATTTTTATTAAGTAATAAAGATATTATTAATAATATAAAAAATATAATTTCAAGTAATGATTTAAGATATCCTTCTTATAATGATATTATTAATAATAATCATAATTATTTAGGTATAATTAAAGCATTATTTGAATTTTATGGGAATATATCTTATAATAATTATGAGTCATACGCTTATATATCATATAAAAATGAAAAATTAATTAATAATATAAAAGATAAAATAAATATACCATCTATTATTATTAAAGGTGATAATATAGTAACATTAAAATATGATAATGTTAATTGTATAGATTTTTTAGGACTATTATACCATATTAATGATATTTTTAATGAAAATGAATTATTTGATAAATATCTTTATAAAAAATTTATTAATATAATTAATAATAACAACAATAATGATTTGCCTAAAATTAAAATTTATAAATCAGATAATAATGCTATATTACCATCAAAATCCCGTACATCTGACGCGGGTTATGATTTAACAATAATAAATGAAGTTAAAACATTTAATAATAAAACTAAATTGTATGATACTGGTATAAAATTAGATATACCAAATGGATATTATATAGAAGTTTTTCCCCGAAGTTCTCTTAGTAAAAGTGGATATATGTTAGCTAATAGTGTTGGAATTATAGATCAGGGATATAGAGGAAATATATATATAGCGTTAACAAAAATAGATGAAAGTTCTAAGGATTTGGAATTACCATTTAAATGTTGTCAAATGATATTAAAAAAACAATATTATTCTACAATTAAACAAACATTTGATGATTTAATAATAACGGATAGAAATGTAGGAGGATATGGTAGTACAAATTAGTTTTTATTAGGAACTATATAGTTATTTAATTTATGATTATTCATTATATTATAACCATTATTTAATAATAAATTAAAATTATTATTATTTTTATCATAATTATCTTGATTATTATTTAACATTTTTATTTTATTATTAATAGATTTAATAGTCATATTATTTATAATATATTATATTAATAGATAAATTTTTTATATTATATTAATAAATAATTTTTTATATATTATATTAATAGATAATGGCAGAGAAAAAATCTTCTATAAAATCAATTATTAATAATACTACTCCTGTGCCTATATTAGTGAATGTTATATTAGTTATATTGTTTTTAATACCTCCTATATTAGGACTATTATGGATATATAATTTAAAAAAAAATAATTGTAAATGTTCAGAAAATTGGATGAGAGAATATATTTATATATATTTTTGTTTTATAATTTTTTGGAATATATTAATATTAATAATTCGCATAACTACTAAAAATACAATATTACCAGTGCATATTATAATTGGTATTTTATTATTTGTATATAATATAATTAGTTATTTTATTATTGTTAACTATATATATATATTAAAAAATAATATTCCAAAATGTGAATGTTCAAAATCATTAAAAAAAGATATAGTATATGTATGGTATATAACAATGATAATATTTTTTATTGTTTCAATGCTATTTTTTCTATCTACTTATTTAATACTTAAAAATAATAAAAAATAAAATATTAATAATCATTTATAATTATATTTATAATATTATCAGATTTTTCAAAAAAATTTATTGGTTGTCTATAAGGACATACTAATATTTCATTATTTTTTAATTTATTTTCTATATAGTCTAATATACATTTTGTATGTAATACACAACCATCATTACCATCATTATTTTTAAATTTACTAATATACATATTATCTGAAAAATCTTCTAAACAAATATTACATGATTTATTATTATCTATTAAATTATTATATTTATCAATTTTAAATGGAATATTAGGAATAATCCAACCATTTTTAATATATTCTAATGATTTTGCAGCAATATAATTATTAGATATATAATTATTTGAAATTATATATAATTTAAAATTACAAATATCTTTTATTATTTTTGCAAATAATAGATTTTTATCTATTGTATCCATATTATCTAAATCTATTATTCCTGTATTTTTTGAAAATCGTGGACCATTACTATTTTTAGTCATTATTAATAAATTAGTTGTAAATTCTGCATGAAAAAAAGGCGGTTCTATATAATTAGTATTTGGTAATCTAGATGTAATATTTAAGTTTAATAAAATTTCAACACCACTCCATGTAATTGTTTTACCAATATTGATTTTAATAATATATTTATTGTGTATAAAATTATTAATATCTATAGAATTAGAATCTATAATTTCATAATTATTATTTGTTTTAATATAATTAAAAAATTTAATATAATCATTAAACATTTTAAAATATACATCAAAATTAGTTGATGTAATTGTTCTCGCTGATGTATTAGGATCTATTTCTGTTGACCAAAAATTTATATTATTTTCATTTTTTAAAAATTTTTCTTTATAATATTTTGAAATTATACTATTAATTACTATATCACCATATAATATACCATTGTATTCATAAGATTTTAATTTAAAATTATGTAATAATGCTCTTAATTCTTTTTCATAAATAAATATAATTTCATATTTATTTGTTTTAAAATTAATATTATTAATATTGCTATTCATATTGGTATTCATATTTATATTGTATTAATTTATATTATATTTTTTATACTAATTTACGAAATATATTTTAATTAATTTTTTTTCTAACTAATTAAATGTTTTTTATATAATACTGTTGTAAATTTTGGTATATTTATATTATAATTTTCTTTATTAGCTAAAGAGTTATTTGAAATCCAAATTCTTATAATAAAATAATTTTTTTTTGGACTGATTGATATACCATTTATATTTTTTGATATTTCATTTGTTTTTCCCAATGTTTCTCCTAATAAAAGTGCACAAACATCAAAAAATGTTTCTTCTAAATTAGGTTTATAAATTTTATAGGAGAAGCATCCTCCTTTTATATTATATTCATCTTCCCAAATTGGTTGAATATATTCTCTCATTATAAAAAACATACCTTTTGATATTACTGATTTATAACATTTATATAAAATAATAAAATCTTCTATTTTACTTATATTATTAATTAACTTAAAACTATTAATATTCCAATCTACATTATATGGATCATGAAAATATAATGTCCATATATCATTTAAATACATTTATGTATACATATATATTATATTTTTTTATATAAATATATAAATATAATATTATATATATATATAAATATATATATTATTATATGTACCAAACATCTATTAGAAATAAAAAACAAAAAAAACTTTTAAATAATATTAAAAAAGATGATTATATTGTTGATGTTAATTGTGAAGAATACGCATATGTTATAAAAATGTTAGGTAATTGTCGCGTTAGTTTAATTACTAATTCTGGTAAAGAATGTATAGGTATAATTAGAGGTTCATTAAGAAAATTTCAAAATAGAATATTAATTGAAAAGGGAGATATAGTTGTTATTAATAATAGAGATTATCAATATAATAAAGTTGACATTGTTCATAAATATAATAGAGAACAAATTGGATTATTAATTAGTGATAATAAAATTTCTAATATATTATTAAATTATTATAATAAAACAAATATTGATATATTTAATTCTAATATAAAAGATACAAATATAAATTTTGATTTTGTAGAAAAGTTATCAGATAATTCAGATAATTCCGATAATTCTGATAATTCTGATAATTCTGATAATTCTGATAAGTCTTATAATTATGATAATTAATATTATTTATTTATGATATTAAATAAAATAAAATAAACTATTTAAATAGAAATTATGACTACTTTATCTCGTATACATACTTTTCAAATTAAAGACGAAGATAGATTGGGTATGTTATTAGATAGATGCGAAGCAATGTCTGTTTTATGTCAACGGGCAACACAGCAATGGAGTTTTATAAAATTTATTTTTCAAATACCACTTATACTAACAAGTTCTATTATGTGTATTTTAAATTCATTTGATAATGAAAACGGTAATATGAAAATACCTAATGTTGTAGTAAATGGAGCAAGTGTATTAATATTATCACTTCAAAATAATCTAAAAGTTGCTGAAAAAGTAGAATTATTTAAAAGTTTAAGTAATAATTTTTTACAATTAGCACATCAATTAGAGGGACTGGAGGAAGAAGAAATTACAAGAGATAGTATAAATATATTTACAGATAAATATGATTCGTTAGTTATACAATGTCAATTTGAAGATATTTCAAAAAAAATAAAATTAGAAGTTATTGATTTATGGGAAGGAAGAACAATTCCATTACAATTAAATGGCGCTAGTGGTCTTAAGAAAAAAAAAATTTCTAATTCACCATCTCCAAATATTATTTCAAATAATTTAATTAATAAAAATAATTTATTTAATAATAAAAAGAACGATGATATAATAAATAACAATAAAGAAAATAATATAATCGGTCATATTGGTATTAAAGAAGATATTGTATAAAATTTTAATTTTGTTCAATCATTTTATTATATTCATCATTTAATTTAACTGCTTCTTGATTTAAATTTAATTTTTTTTTTTAATTATTAA